GCATGAATTAGTAACAAAAGTAAGGCGTCGTCATGGCGTCAAAGTTCAACGAAGAGTTATTTACGAGGTGATTAAATAGTCATGGCAAAGAAGATATTAGTAACAAAGGAATGGCACAAGGAAGCTATGTACGCGATGGGCGAGGCAAAAAAGCACATTGAAAAGTCAAACGCATTCATAGTTGGATTGCGATCGTTTTTATTAACAAAGCTAACCCCTGAGCAGCAAAGGGAATTAGAGTCTGAGATTGATAGTTTTATGGAGAGTGAAAATGAGTGACGCGCGCAAAAACAGGGGAGCTGGCAATGGCGGAGATGCCTACCGAAGCAGTTCATTTTGGGATAACATCGAAAAGAAGAAAAAACAGCAGCAGAAAGATAAGGAGAAAAAATAATGGGTACGTTTATTTTTATACTAATGGTAGTGTTTCTGGTAATTGCAATTTTAATAATGACCACTAGCCATGATGGGCTTGGGTTTGGTCTTATTTTATTTCTAATTATTTTTGGTGTCGGAGTTATCATTCCTTACTCATTTCACAACTCATCACTCGCAACGATAGAGAACTCAGCGGAGATAGTTAAGATTCAGGAAGATTACAAATCTAGGCTAAAGGCGCAACTAGACACCTTGCCAAAGGTTGATGGTGCGCTGATGAATAGCGACTCACCGTATAACTCTATAATTTCAGAGATTGCTATTTCAGAGCAAAAGATAGTGAACGCAAATGAAAAGATACTAAGCGCCAAGATGAGCATTCAACAAAGAGAGCGAGGATTAACCTCATACATACTCTGGTTCTTCTAATAAAACTAAGCCTCCAATCACGGAGGCTTTTTTTATAGCTTCTTGCAAGTAGTAAACCCACCAGAGCTTCCACGCGTTAACAAGTCAAACAAATACAATTCAGCGATAGTGTCGAAGACTTGGTTTTCTTGGTCCTCTGGTGATAATCCGCTAGTGTATTCGACCTCTTTGAACATCCCACTAACCAGAGATTTCTTTTCACTCTTAATCGTTGCGCCCGGTGATGTCGATACAACACCCCTAACAACGCCGTCAAGGATTTGAAACGCAATCTCATACGTTGAGTTGATAACTTCGCTAGGAACGCTGTCAGATGCGTATAGGCGGCCTGTGTGGCTACCGTATGCATTCTTTCGCGCCCATTCCAGTTCTTGATTGATATCAGCGCGCTCACCAATCCATTGCGAACGATATTTGGAGTCTAGTTTTTTACTTGATAGTTCAAGGTTATACGTGATTTGCTCATCGGTATAAGTCGAATAGTCATACCCCGCAGCGTCACAGTAAAGCTTAAAGTCGGTAATATTGCCGTACATTTGTGATGTTCCTCACAGTTTTGATTGTCTAACGGCATTTTAGCACTATTAACCGTTGACGTGATTCGCATCAGTGCTAATATCAATCCCGTAGAAGAGATGCAGCGAATGTTTCTCCCACCAGTTCCGCAAGCCAAGACGGGTCATCCTTGCCCCGAGTGCGTTCAGGTGCAATTCGTTAGCGCGATGTTTTCTTAGTTTACATTGCATGGAAAGGGTAGCCACTTTCGCGGTAAGGCTTGACACTCTGGAAGAGACAGAGATAACCACTAAGCACGTTGGTATCATCAATTTAAGTATTTTTGTTACGTATAAGACAGCGTGTTTAGTAGTTATGCGACATTAACTCAGTGGTAGAGCTGGAGTTTTCCAAACTTTATGTCATCGGTTCGATTCCGATATGTCGCTCCAAATTAACCCCGTCATAAAACTTACTTTAGTTTGACGTCACTAGATATTTCGTCTTGGCGGGGTTTACCAAATTTGCGCTTGGCTTTGATTATTCATATGAGCCCAATCCTTGAGAGATGATTTAGGCGGAAACGAAAACCAGCAAGAGAACTGGAATAAAATACCGCTAGCGCAATTTAAACTTAGCAATTAACGTCGTATTCCTTCTTGGTCGTTGTCATGCGTTTGTTCACTCCATTGTTGATTGCTAACTACTAACCACCTTTCGGGGTGGTTTTTCTTTATCTAACGCGCACAAAAAAGGGCCCTCCAGTAGCGATAGAAAAGGACCCTCTTACCTAACCAGCATCCCAAGCCAATCAGGACTAAACCGTATCAGGGTTTAGCAATGTCACTTCACAGCGAGTAACAGATTTAACGCAATCTGTTAACGAGATAGATATCACCTCACCAATGAAACCTAGATTCAATATAGGCGTTATAATTAAATCCTGTCAAGTTTAATGGTGGATAAAATGCAAACGGTTAATTATGAAATTATCAAACAGTTCGAAGGTCTACGGCTTGAGGCTTATAAATGCCCTGCCGATGTTTGGACAATCGGCTACGGTCACACAAACAAGGTCAAACCAGGTGATGCAATCACAGAGGGTGAGGCTGATATTCTACTTGCTCTTGATGTGCAAGAGGCTGAACGCGCTGTTAGCTCTTATGTTGATGTTGATATCAATCAAAACCAATTCGACGCACTGGTTAGCTTTGTGTACAACTTAGGCGCGGGTAACTTTAAGTCATCCACGTTACTAAAGAAGCTCAACCAAGGTGATTATCTTGGCGCGGCCAATGAGTTTCAGCGATGGAACAAGGCGGGCGGTAAAGTGTTGCGCGGCCTAGTTCGTCGCCGTGAAGCTGAAGCAAATCTATTTATTGGAGTTAAAGCATGAACAAATTCGCATTAATCGCAAATACAATCGCAAGCATTGGTCCAAAGTTGAAAGGATGGATTTTCGCAGACGGTAAGTTTCAAAAGACTCGCGCAGGCATGTTACTGGTAGGATTCGCACTTGTTGCACTGTCTATTTATCTGATTGGACCGGAAAACACAGCTATCGCGCTCAACCTTTTGGATTCACTAAGTGACATGATTGGATATGTAGAGTGATAACCATCACACTTTAGAATCAAGTTAATTGTAATCCTCGTTGTAGTTGGTAAAGTTATTCCAACACAAACAGCGAGGATTTTTTAATGTGTGATTACCGCAAATCAATTAACCATCAATTCACTCAGCAGCATGTAACTGATAGCACGAACTACCTATCTGAACTGTGTCACGGTCTAGCTAGTGAGTCTGGCTGGTGGCAGGAAGGCGACAAGGAAAACCCTTTATCAGTTCCATCAAAACTTGCTCTCGTTCATTCTGAGGTGTCAGAGGCAATGGAAGCACACCGCAAAGACCTAAACGATGACCACCTACCAAATCGAAAGGGCTTTGAAGTTGAACTGGCAGATGCGGTAATTCGAATCATGGACTTAGCAGGGGCGTATGACTTAGACTTAGGCGGCGCAATTGCAGAGAAGTTAATTTACAACACGCAGCGTGAAGACCATAAACTTGAGAATCGCGCCAAACCAAATGGCAAAGGCTACTAACCAATAGGGAATACAGATGGAACAGCAATACACAGCAAGACTTGAAAACTGGGCGTATAACAGCAAGCAGAATATTCTAATTGGCGATTGCTTTGGTGATATTAACGGTAGATTCCCAGATGGCTCAAAGATTCAAACAAGCCGACTAAAGCCAATGTCAATGCAAATTAGCACACCAAAGAAAGGCTCAATCATGGCAACACTAAACAGCACGTATTTACTAGGAGAGAAAAAATAATGGCACATATCGTAAGCGGCAAACTACGCAAAGCACCATTCATCAAAGAAGGTTGTGGTCCACAAGGTGATTCAACAATGTTCATCATTGAACTTGCTGAAATGAACAAGGACTGGCAGACGCAAGAGAAGTCATATACCAACTACAAAGCCATGTTCTTCGCTAAGACTGACGCGGCTAAGAGTTACTACCATAAGGCATTCGCTGAAGGTTCGTTCGTTGTGGTGCAGTGTGAGAAGCTTAAAGTTGATACATTCCAAGCTGACAGCGGTGTTACCTATGTAACTCTAAACATGGAAAACGCACGACTAGAAGGCGTGCTAACTATTGAGGACCAGGGTGGAATGTCACAGCAGCCACAACAGCAAGGTTGGGGTCAGCCACAGCAGCCACAGCAGCCTCAACAGCCACATCAAGCACCACAGCAGCAACAACGCGCACAGCAACAACAGCAACATCAGCAACAGCCGCCTATGGATTATTCGGACGATATTCCCTTTTAAATCAATAACTTAACTAAACAATCTGGCGGCTTCGGTCGCCATAAAGAGGAAATATGAAAGCAGTATTATTTGGATTATTTATGGGTGGCGTTGTTCTCGCTGCTTTTGGCATGATTGAGACTGAAATTAACGAACAAACAAAAACCTTCAAAGTGTCGTGCAAGTCCTTTGATTACGATGGTGAAGTTTTCCGCGATGGCAAAAAGTTCTATGAATTAGTAGGCGGTAAAGAGATTTGGATTCCGCTAGGTGATTGCTTGTTGAGGGAGGTGGAGTGATGAAGGTATATTTAGCCATGGCTGGCTATGATTATGAAGGCGATGAGGTTATGGGTGTTTTTTCAACTATAGATAAGGCCAATAAGTGCATTAATACCCTCAATCATAGCGATATGGGTTATGACAGCATTTACATTGAAGAGCGCGAGGTTGAATAAATGTCAACTGAAACAATGGAACAATACTACGAAAGAAAGTGGATTGAGACGGGTGATTTGAATTACCTTGAATTGGCGAATAAGCTAAGACAGAAGAAGAAATAAAAATAAGCCCTCAACTAAGAGGGCTTTTTGTTAGTTGGTTGAATTTAACTGCCAGTAAAAAGTAAGTCCATCTACGACATTGCCATTATTTACGGTATCCGATGGCGCGGCAAGTGTTACCGCCCCGGCTCCAGAGTTGTACATAGCCCATCTAATAGACTCGCCAGGGCTCCAAGTATCTACGCCGGATGATTTGGTTTGACTGTTATCTGAGTTATTTGGAACTTCACTTGTTCGTAGTGAAAATGGATTTTCAGTAAATGACACACCATCATCACTACTTCTTTCCGACCATAACTGTAAGTTTCCAGCACCGCCAGCACCTTGAACTATCTGATAGGTGGCTGTACCTTGCATTGAGAACGTCTTCGTTGATGTATTCTTAACTAAACCCGTCGCAGCATCTAAAACAATAAAATCAGGTGAAGACGATGGAAATAGAGCAACGCCAGTCAAGTAGGTAGGCGAGTTAGGGTCTGTACTAACTGCAATTTGGTCTACAGTGTACGCGCCGAAGTGTAGATTTGCACCACCGCCGCCACCTTCATTGTAAAAATTAGTAACACAAGGCATAAATCCCCCTAAGCAAAAACAACAACGTCAGCGCTGTCGGTGTAAATGCGGCCTAACAATGGAGTGTAAGGCTCCCACATAAACGGAGACGCGCCCAATACCATAGGCTCACCATCATTCAAGATAATCGTTGCGTCAACTGTGCCTTGGTTCTGGATGGCGATAATTGGCGCATTGTAAGTACCTTGAATCTCGACATTAGTTGCAGCTGTTAATGCATAACCTTTAATGTGCTGATTTGATTTCATAACTTAGCGCCTTTTAACTTTGCAAGTGCAGCCTGTACAGTCTCAGCTTCAGACTTTACGCCGACCTTTTCCATCATCTTGCGAATCTCAAAGTTTGACATTTGAGGATTTTCGATAAGTGATTTATTGTGCGCTTCTTGGAACTCAGCACGTGCAGATTTTAGGTTTGCCTCTGCTTTTGCTAGGTTTTCTTGCGCGATTTCAAGTTCTGTTTTCTTTGCCATTTTTATCTACTCCGCTATTCTATGTGCCATTCTGGGAATGATTCTGACTTGAACCTTCTGCTTATAGCTGAAATTCCAACGTCAAACTTAAAGCTTATTTCTTCAAGTGTTTGAAACTTGCCCTTTGGGGTATTATACACTCTCCTTTTCTTCTTGCCGAACACGGCTTCTTTATTGCTCCATCCTAGGTTTCTTATTCTGTTCTTTATGTTTCCGCAGCTCTCGCCGGATACCTCTGCCCACTCAACAAGCGGCTTGGTCACCCCATCAATTGCAAGTCTAACTGTGTTTCTTTTGTTTCTTGCGTTTTCTTTTTTTGTTGCCCATCTGCAATTATCCGGAGAGTAATCACCGTTAGTGTCAATTCTGTCTATCTCATGTTTGCTTGTTGGTCTGTATCCCATATCAGAAATGAAGTTGTCAAAAGAATTAAGCCAACTGTCGCAAACCTTAATACCTCTACCTCCGTAGTCTGAATAGCTCTTTGCAGTCTCAAGGTAGCACCTTCTTTTCATTGCTTGCCATATGGTGTAATTAGAGTACCCCTCCTTGTTAGCTGACTTGTTTGATATAGAACACCCATGTTTAGAGTGTTTTTTACCTCTAGACTCATTGGCGCACTTTCTGCATCTTTTGGTGTTTCCTCTATCTACATTGCTTTTGTCGTACTCGGATATATTACCGCAGCCACATTCCGCCATGCATCTAGACCTAGTTCCCTTTCCGTCTTTTCTCTTAACTGTCCACGAGCTTATTACTTTCATAAAAAAATACCCCAATCGAATGACTGGGGTATTATAACGCAAATCAAATAACAGTTGTTACACTATCATCCATTGGTTACGAGAAAGCTCATTGCCACGTTCTTAGAATCCCAGATTTGCTCCCAGTTCGCCGCGCTTTGTAGCTCTGCGTAAGTAGCAAACTGACCAGCGATACCAGAACCTGGAGAGCCTTTGAAGCTGAAACCAACGGGCATGATGATGTCAGTGCGACGAGTGATCCAGAAATCTTGACCTGTACCGTTACCCGCTTTAGGGTCGCGGTCGAACTCAGTGTCTCGAATCGTTGGTGGATTACCCTCACCAGAACGCATTGCACCCGCACCAAACAGAATTGACGTGAATGTAGGGCGGTTCGTACCTTGAACAACTGGCAGGCCATCATCAACAATCACGCGCTTACCTTCAAACGTCTCGAAAGAAGTATTTGAAACTGGATCATGTTGTTCAACTAGAGCTCGCATTTTACGCAGGCCGTAGTAAACAGTTGAATGCATCGCGATTGCAGCGATGTTGTCCATGTCGCCTTTTAGCTCTAGAGCTGCAAGGAAGTTAAGAGCTGATGCGCGCTCAGCGTCGGTGATAGCACCAGCCGCGTCAGTTGCAACGTTCTTGATTAGGTCGCCAGTACCAGCAGCGTTAAGGTTGTAAATACCTACCGCTGAGTTGATAAGACGCTTCTGGTTATCGGTCGCCCAGTATGTACCAACTTGCGCAGACACACCTTTGAACGGGTCGTTATATGCCATAGCTTGAGCTAGGTTCATTGCAGACCAACCAGCAGAACGTGTAGCACGACGCCACAAGTGAGTCTGGTTTTCGATTTTGCCAAATGTTAATTGGTCGGTTGGGTTATCTGTACCGTAAGTCGGTTCAACCAAACCTAGTGGAGTAATGCCAACGCGCTCACCAGCAGCAGACGTACCACGACAAGCCGCAGCTAGTTCAGCGTCAGCAGCCATAACGCCAGACATAATGAATGCATTCTTAACCACTTGAGCTTCTTGTACTGTTTTTGAGAACTCAGGGGCTTGGAAGATATCAGCTAATTGTACTTGTGCCATTTTTGTCACCTATAAATTTATTTATTCATTGCAGAAAGATAGTTTTGAACAGCAGGGCTTTCACTTTGTGCCGTACTTTTGTTCACAACCTCTGTAGTGCCAGGATTTGTAAAACTAGATTTTAACACGCCTTTTAAGTAAGGTGTTTCCGCGATTTCTTTCTGTAGTTCTTCGAAAGATGCCGCTGTACGCTTACCGTCATGGCTCTTAACAAAAACTTCAAAGCCACTTTCACCAACCTCGAAACCAATGCGCGATTGAATATGTGGAAGAATTGCTTCTGGAGAGTCAGACAGTGCAGATGCAAGCTTTAACGCTTGACCTTCTACTTTGTCCATCTTGAGTTGGTCTAGTACCGATTGGTATTTACCTTCCCAAGAACCGTTAACTTCCGTCTTCATTGCTTCCATTCGAGATTCATAATCAGCTTTCAATTCATCGCTAGTCATGCTCGAACGCGCTGCCTCATCCGCTTGCTGTTTAGCCTTTTGCTTTTCAGTAAGTAGTGATGCATTGTTTTCAGTCAATTTCTGTACTGCGAGTTTTAATTCGTCAAGTTCAGACGTATCAACTTCTTGTGGTTTGTTTGCTTCCTCGTACGCAGCAAGTGCAGTCTGCTTTTGTTCGTCGGTAGCATCAGGGTTTGTGTGTAGTGCTAATAGTTCAGTAATTGTCATTTGATATCTCATCCACTTAGATTTGATTGTTTAGGCTACTAAGCCGTTGAATTGGATTATATCAAATGATTTTACTGTGTGTTGGGTATGAAAAAGCCCATCGAATGACGGGCTGATTGGGTTAGTAGTGCTCTTTGTGTTGCTGTCGCATAATTTTGCGGTATTTTAAGTTTGATTGGTGTCTATTTTCGCGCATCTTGATAATCTCATCCTTGCGCGCTTTCTTTGCTGACTTATTCTTTCGGTCGCAATGACTACCCTTGCGCTTGTTTGGTTTCCCTATCCTTCCCATACCTAACCCTCAAATGGTTGTCCGTTAATAGTAATATCATCAGTCTGCGCTATCAAATCAATCATCTCAACCATAGCGTCGGGCTCACCCTTGAATAACTCTTTGCCGAAGTCGTCAATCAGCAAATAGTAGCCAAAGTCATATTCGTGATGGTGAATGTATTTTGTGTGTAGGTTCATGGTCAATCCCCTACAGTGTTTAACGCAGAAAGCACAGTCTCGGTTGTACCTTTGTTCTTGTAAAGAAGAGCTATCTTTCCGTGGTATTCAGCAAGCAGACTGTACGCTTCATCCTTTACCTTTTCTGTTATTCCTTGTTTTTCTAGGTAATGCGGAGAGCCGTAAAGACACTTTCTTGATACTTCTACCGCTTCGTTTAGGGTCATAATTTATTCCTCATTAATTATCAACACCCCTACAATAAACGCACCACCGAACAATTTCAGTGATGCGTATCACACTTACTTAATCTTCTTTAGGTAATCAGCTATCTGTTTGTCTTTCGCTGCCATTTGATCGATAGTCATTGGCTTATTCATGCGGTCAATCATCAGCGTTTTGAACTTATCGACTGACACACCGGAGTTACGGAATATCTTACCTTTCGTTTTGCCTAGCACTTCATCTTGGAACTGCGCCGGTTGACCTTTGAGCCAGTCGTAGTAAGTCTGTGTTGCGCTCACTTGTTTGGGGTCTTGTTTTAACTCGCCATCGACAAGCTTGCCGCCTCTAGATGAGCGCTTACCGTTTGGGTTGGCTGTGTTGTAACCCTTGACTACGGGGCTTGTGGAGCTTCTACAGTTCGGATGTGCTGGCGGGTAATAAACTGGCTTATCATCTGCATAAATATACTCATCGCCATCTCGGTCGCGGCAGATGTTACTTGTACGCTTATCCAGTGTTGATACCCATCTATGACCAATAACGACGCGCTTGTTTTCTTTGTACACCTGTTTGCGTGCTTCGTTGGCATAATGGTTGGTTGATGTCCTAACCAAAGTAACGGCGCTACGTCTATCAACCTCCGCAATGCCATCAGTGAACTTGTTAGCGCGAGTGCCTACGATGTTTTGCACCATTTGATTTGTTGGCACGCCGTTAGCGTATCCGAGTTTAATCTCACCTTCGATTCTTTGGCGCTGTTGTGTTGATACGTTAGTTAGCCATTGCTCGAATTGAATAGCACCCGCACCAGTTTGAATTGGGTTAGCAATTGCAGCAGCGATAACTTGAGAAGGCGCAGGAACGGCAATATCTTGGTCAGTCACCGCGCCAATCATGCGCGCCTGAAAGTCAGTTTCGTATTCTGCGAACTCATCAAGGTCTAGCGTTAGTTGATGCTGCCATTCCTCCATATTCGCAGTGATAACGCCGTCAACGTCTTTGATTAGCTTATTGATCTGTCGATGCGTCATTGCGCTATCGTATCCACCAAGCGCATTCTGGAGTAGTCGCAAGTAACCACCCCAGAACTCATTAAGTTTATTTACCTCTTGTGATGCGAGTCTATTCACGTAAATACTGTGTGAAGATTCGGCCATCATTAAGCTGTCAGCCATTATATTGCACCCATAAAAAAGCCCTCTAATTGAGGGCTAGTTTATCATGAAGCTGTAATCATCATCGTGACAATGAGGGCGACACATGCGGCGATCATTGACCATGCGATTAGCTTCCATTGCTTTAGCTCTTTATTCATCTCCACGTTTCTTTTGCAGACTGAGTAATTAAGCATGTGATACTTTACAATTGACTCACTTCTGGTTTCGCACTCGCAAATCTCATGCATATTGTCAATAGCATCACGCGCTTCAACTGTCATGATTGGTCGTACTGTTTTGTTTGTCATGTTATTTACCTTTTAGTTGGTCGGCGGTTAGGGAAATTACTCCAGCGTGATACCAGAATGAATATTCTATGTTATGCATCCCATCGACAATTAGCAATTCATTTCCATACCCATGCTTACCAATAAAGTCACTGGTTGACTCCCAAAATATTGAACCGCAATTACCATTGCAACTGATCATAACTGCGTCACAAATCATCTGCTTAACTTGCTTGTTCTTCATATCACTTACTCGCTAACGTTCTGTTATGTACCGTACGAAGGCTACCCGTTAACTCGCAGTTAATCGCTGCCATCATGTCGTCTAATTGCTCTAGAAACTTGCGACGCTCTTGTCGTGTTGCTAGTTGCGGTTTAGCTGCGTTGTCTTTCTTTCGTGCCTTACTGCTTATTTGTGGGCTCATTCGTTAACCTTTGATTTTGCATCCATAGGGAAAATTCCATCCTCAGCCAAAACATGGTCGATTGTTTTTAGTATGGCGTCGATTGTGTTTTTGTTGTAGATGCAATTCTCAGGATAAATAGCAACCTCATCTGGATTATTGATTGCATTTCTGATTCCAACTAGGTATTTGATTCTTTCTGATTTCTTACTCATGTCTATTCCTCTCTATTTAGTTGACCCACACACAATAACCATGCAACAGATAAAAGAAAAGCCCCATATAGAGGCTTTGTGAGTTGTGTCACGTTTATTATTGCGCTGCGGTAAATCCACCAACTACGCCGCCATCAATGTTGGCCTCTGCAAGCTCATTGTCGATGTCATCATCTTCACGGTCTGAATCAATACGGCCACCTTTACGCATGTCGCGTCGTAGGTCGGTTTCAGTAGCATGGCCGCGCATGATTAATTCTGACCAAGCTCGCATATCTTCAGCACTTAGTTTCTCACTAAAGAACTCTTGATTAAGCTTAACCAGGTTATCTTCTGGCTCGTTAATCATTCGAGCTGCCATGTTTATTGACCACGTAAATGCTTGACCGATGTTCTGTGCAATCTGACCTAGCTGTGACAAGTTAGCGCCTTGGTCAATACGTGCCTCTGTTGCTGTCTTGTCTTGCTGGTTAGGCATAATTACCTGAGCGCCTTGAGCAATCGCAAGGGTCATTAGTCTTTCCATGACTGAATTAATCATAGTGGCTTCAGACGCCTGTACGTAATTCATCGCGCCATTAGGGCCTACATGAACCGCGCCAAAGTTGACATTAACGTTAGTTGAGCCGTTCATTTCCTCCCACTTGTATTCATCAAAGTCAGACTTAATAGTAAGCACACCACCAGACGCATTATGAACATTGAGCATTTCATCGGCAGAAACTTGGTACATCTTTAGCGCAAAGTCGCAGATGTTTTCAATTGGTGACGGGTCTAGTCCTGGCTCGTTACTGACCGCGCCACAGAATGTAAACGGAATCTCTTTACGCTCGGTGTAGGTTGTTTGTGTAACTTCCCACGAATCACCGTAGTTAACAATTCCCGAATAGTAATCATCAGCATAAAAAGCGCTAATAATCGCATCGCGTTCTTGCCCTTTATATAAGTCCTCATGTAACTTCCCATCCTCACCAATGTAAAGCACTCGATAGGTAGCAACAATCATAGTCTCGAACATGTCGGTATCTTTCGGGACTTCATTAGCCTCAAGCAGTACAACCATAGACAACTTGCCATTAGTCACGCGCCAGTTAATGATTTGCTCCTCATCGTAAATATGCAGAGTTGGCATGAATGCGTCTTCGTTGCTTTTATTGACCTCGTTAGCAACCGGCATCTTGGTTAGAATGCCAAAGTTACCTAGCGTCTCACACTCATCAAGCGCATAACCAATCATTTGCTGAAGTGATGTGCCGTGACCGTCTGCATCTTCGAGTATGTACTCAAGCGGAGTGATTAGATTAACCTCGTGCTCTTTACGCTGAACAAGACCGCTAAAAGCTCGCACAGTACGCGCAGGAAGGTTAATAAAGTAAGCCCCGTTAAGGTATGCCTTGTATCGGTCATCGCTTGCACTGTTGCACACAGGGTCGGGAAGCGGTAGGTAACGCGTTGTTTTACTTTTAACTCTATCCGTACCCGTCATGCAGTCTCGAATGCGACCGCGCAAATTCTTTCGAGCCTCGTAGAGTGGATGTTCATTATTTACAGACATAAAAAAGCCTCATTGTCATTAATGAGGCTATTGTAGCAAATATGGGGGCGGGGTTATTTACCTAGTAACTCCTCGTTCCAACTGATTATTTTGTATTCGTATTCACAGTTATGCTCTGATTTAAACTGATCAATCATTAATTTCAATCCCTCGCGCAACTCCGCAATCTCATCAGCCATGCGGTCGTGGTTGTTGATTGCGTACATGGTGGCCTTTATTGGCTCCTCATTTGTGAATACTAACCCGTACAATGGGTAATCCTCCGACGATTTGAACTTCTCACCACTAGCCGTCTCAACGCTTACGTAAAGTCCATAGCTAAAATCAACACCATCAAACCCAGAAGGCCAAACATCACTCATCTTCATAAATCTTTCCTCAATAAAATAAAAACACGCAGCTATAGTAACTGCGTGCTGTGTTGTTGTCCGTGATGATTGTCACATTACTGGCGATTGAGTCTGAATCCTGCCGGTTTCTCTATCGGGTGTTCGAATGCAATTGGATAGCCGAATGCGTCATTACCGTGGTCATTGCCGCTTTTCTTGTCTGGCTCACCTTTGTCATTATAGATTTGCTGCTCAAGACCTTCGACTGTTAGCGGGCATTTATCCTTGTTGACAAATAATCTACGCAAGCCCTCACCATTACAAAGCATCGCATTAACCGCGTTAACCCTAGACTTGACGCGAGGGTTTGAGTCCTTAGCTTTAACTCTAAATCCCGCATCCTTCAGTTGTTGAATGTCTGACGAGTCAGCGCCAACGGTCTTACGGTTCTTACCAGACGCATCTGGATAAATAGTAATGTCACGCTCACGATTTGGGTAGCGCATCTTAATATGCTCAATCATATCTCTCGTGTCGTACAGTTCATCGAACTCATCAACACAGTGCAATTCACGCTTACCATTGCGATACACAAACACCCTAGCCGCCATATGCTGCACGTTGAAGTCCATTCCAATCATTAGCTTGTCGCTTGATGTTGCAAGTTCAGTTGAATTGTTTTGCACTTTGTCGTATTCAGTGTAAACGGTGCCGCCTTTAAGGTTTACAAATTCACCATCGACATAAGCATCAACTAGGTTAGACGGATAAGTGGCGTACAGCTTGGCAATGTAATCACTTGGTAAGTTGGCTTCGTTTTGCTTTGTGGACGCCTTGACTAGCTCGTAATACTCACGCTTTGACGGGTCTTCCTTGAGTTGCTTAACAAAGAAGTCGTACATCCAGTTAAAGCCCTCTGGCGTTGTCGTGAAGTCTACCGTGTTGATTGGGTAGTCATCACGAACGGAGGACATACGAGCAACAATTTTCTTCCATGCAGCGTCGGCCTTTTCTTTCTTCATACAGTCAATCTCATCAACCAACGCATGAGAGATATCAAAGCCGACAATCGAGTAAGGTTGATCCATTGACTTACATTTAACAGTACCAAGCACCTGACCATTGACAATCATCTTTACTGAGTGTTCAGACTTGTTAATCTTCACTTCGCACTTACAGCCATAAGTAGCCGTAAATAAATCAGCCACTTCAGCTATTGTGTCGTAAAGGATATCCCTAATATGCGGATAAGTTGGAGCAAAATACCCTAACTTAATTCCATGATGACCAAGAGTAAGCATCCATAATCGCACGCAGCCGATAAATGTCTTGCCGCTACGATAACCACCAACAAAACCACGAAACGGCTTTGTGGATTCTAGGAACTCTGATTGTGGAATGTTAACTTGAAGCGTACTAATCTTCGTCATTATCTTTATTCACCGAACAGTCACGGACACCAATAGTAATTGCGGTTGGGATTGGTTGAGCCTCTTCACTTTGCTCATCAACACCTAAACCAAGCTCACGTGCAACAATCATTGGGTTAAAGACGCCAGCAGCTGCTCCAGATAGTTTTTGTTCATAAACAATATTGTCAATCACAGCACACACAGATGAGAAGTCTTTATCTTCCTTGTCATGCTTGCCGTTCTGGTAGTAACCATACGTACAACGCTGAATGCCAAGAAACAGGCACAGACCAACATTAGACAAGTAACGCGGCTTGGTCGTGTTGTAATATTCAATTACATCACTTTCACCACTCTTCATCTTCATGGCTTTGCTTTCTTTCCACGGAGTATTCAACGCCCACTCGAAATACTCGCACGCCTCTTCCCAAAGTTGCTCTGGAGTCTCAAAGCGGAAGTTGCCCTTGCCAAGTTTGGACTTCTTACCAAACGGGTTAACCTCATTCCAGATTCTATCTTCAGTCGGTTTATCTTTAGCTTTTGCCATCACACACATCCTCTTTTGATTTCAAAACCATCATTCTATGCTCGGACTCTTTCTCTTGTATTCTGCATTCCCATCGACGGAAATACACATAGCTAAATGTTGTCATTGCGGTAAACGCTATACCTATCAATGGTGCGTATTCATTTAACGAAGAAAGAAAGCCGCTACCGGTTGCAACGCCGGAACTAATTGCTGTCTTCCCAGATACGTCCGCTGCACTGCTCACAACTTTTTGTAATAACTCTGAGCCTGTGTTCACGATACTCTAACTCCTTCACTCTAATCCTGTTTTGCCACAGTAGTGCGTAAACAAAACCTATACCTATGGATATATAAAACACATGCTGTCTATAGAACATCCAATCGAATAATTCTGTTATTAGCCACATACCTAGCCCGTTTTTTCTTTATGATATCACTTTTGAAACAGGCAAAAGAAAGCCCCGCGATTTGCGAGGCTGTTTACAGTGTAAATCTAATCTGAACCTTTAGGACAATCAGCCCAGTACGAACTCTGAACTCCATCTTCTACCGTTTCGGTAATCCAACACTGCTCTGGACTTGCTTTATCAACCGCCCACTCTACAAAATAGAATAAAGCAAACACACCTAACGCTATTGTTACTGCCTCTCTACACTTCATTTTAACTCTCCTTTCTGTATCCGGCATCAAATAACGCAATAGCCTGGCTAACTGCTAATGAGTGCACATCCCAGCAAGCTGCATCGACGAACATAACACGCTCACGCTCAACCCGTTCAGCTTCGGTTTCTGGTTTGGATAGCATTGATAAAGGTGCTGACATGTATCCACCATTCAAGTGTTTACCGTAAAGAACAGCGTGGTCTTTATGTGTGGGGTGGATTCCGACAAACGTTAAAATACCACCCTCGCCTTCGTGTTTGTTGTGGTATTCAACCGTGTCACCATTCACCCACTCTACCTCTTTGGTTTGTGGGATTGGTTTTGCTAAATCAAGGTAATACGACTTTCGACCATGCACCCAACGACTAGTTCCAATCACCATCACTGCAAAGTTACCAGACTCAACACCCTTAAACCATGCGAAATAATCAGAGCTTGTTTCATCGCAATAATGAGTCGCACCCTCTGGAATGTTGTGCTTTTCTGTTTCGAATGTTTTCATATTGATAGTTCCTTTTTGTTAATTGATTTAATTATATTGTCGCGCCAGTAAGTAAACCCGCGATGTTTATCGTTATCATCGACCGCCATTAGTCGTGCTGCTTCATCGATAGAGTTAGTTTGACTTAGAAGCGCTTGACACAGCTCAAGGTTAAACTTATGCATTAGAAGCCACCCGCAACAGCATCGGCAACCAACACAATCACAGCGATAACAACACAAATGCTAATCTGCCACATCTTGCGCTCAAATCGCGATGGCTTAGCCTCTTTAATTGAAATCCAATCCTGTACTTTCTTGTCGTATCTGTAGTTATTCATGCAATTCACTCCTAAATCAAAGAAGCCACATCATATCGACATGGCTTGCGGTTGTCTGTGAGTTAGCTCACAAGTTTGAATTTTCCTGAGTCAAATAGATTACCGTAAACCTCATCAGCTCCATCTCTAGCTCTTAAGCCTCCGAGCTTTTTACATTCACCAACAAACGCCTCACGCTCATTCATTTGGGTTTCGATGCGGCGGTATAGCTTCTCGACTTGCAAATTCGGAATTACCTGCTGAACATGCTCGACAATAATCCACCCGTCAGTCATAAAGTGAGTATGAAACACCTCGCCATCCTCAAAGGCTTTCACCGCCTCCCACGCGTGCTTAAACTCACACTTCACATACTCAACCTTGGTGCGTGGTTTTTTCTCTTCCAGTGCTGCGGCGCGTAGGGTGTATCGACGGTCGTCCATTTTATCGGTCTTATTGTAAGTCTCAACATCAAATTCAGTATCAATACTAACAACATCACCAAAGTCAAAAACAACATCACCCTTAACAAACTTATACCCATCAGCCAAAAACTTCTCAACCGTCATGCAGTAGTCGGCAGGGTTGCATTTAGCCCACCCGTGTTTTCCATCTACAATATGAGTAGCATAACCCTCTTCGTTATTATACTTATCCAGCGCTTGAAACTTACCGATAAAATCAAAACCTCCAGTCCACTTACTAGCAGTGGTGACAATCTCACAATCAGGATTAGCAATCTTCGCCTCTTGGTACGTGTTGTATGTAGTCATTTCTATTTCCTATTTAATTAAGACGCAGCAACTATAACTGCGCCATTGTTTAATTGCTGTGATGGTTGTCACGTTTGATAAAGTCCAACCCAACAAAATAACTTTCTTTTCTAGTCGGAGGCAATCCGCCATTATCAAGCGCGTAAATCAATCGGTCTACATTCTCCATCGCACCATTGAAACTACCATCGTAAATCTTGCGACCGTCTTTCCTGATTCGGTAAGAAGTTGACGAAGCGTCATAATCTACAAATGGAATACCCACCCCAAAGTGGAACCAATTATATTTAATTCCTAGCCTTTTCTTTGCGTTGATAACTGTGTTTTTATGCAGCCCGACAAGATTGGCAATCATCGAGCTAGATAAATTCGGATTATCCTCAATCAACCTTTCGATTTGCCTAACCACAACAACTATCCATCAAACAAAACACCTTGCGCCATCTGTCAAAAGGAATATCAGCCTCTTTGCGCTCCATCTTAGGTCGTTGATGCTTCATTTTGCGTGACTCGCTCATCTTGCATTTAAGGCTGATTAGATTGTAAACCCATACGCCGTCAACCTTATAGCGCTCGATATTCACATACGACGAATCCTTGAACATATCGCTAAGGTGTGCATTTGTTTTCTTTAAGTCCGTACCAGCACTAGCAGCAACATTAAAAGACTTCATTGGCCCTTTAGTCGCCAAGCACATTAGAATCTTGCCGCGCTCTTTGTCAGGTTGGTCTATTAGTTTGATTAGTTCTTTGTTCATTTCTCTGCATCCTTCATCTTGTTAACACCTCTAGAGCCATCACACCACTTGTAAATAGAGGTTCTTTCTACTCCCATAATGCGCGCAACGGTAGACTTTCTCATGCCAGACTCAGCCATTTCAATGCACCTAATCACAACGCTATCAGGATATTTAGTGTCATGATTTAGCTCTCCGTACTTCATAAAGCTAATACCCTGAGCTTTTGCTCTACCGTAAACAGCAGCGCGACTGCAACCAATAGCCTCAGCAGCTTGCTCCATTGTTTTATCTTTACTCATGATTCTTAGTTTTGCTATATCATCACTTGTCCATCTATGGTAATTAACACCTTCACCGGCACCAGCGCAAGATAGGCACGAGCTATTATTTACATACCTCTCTGAAATGTGACCGCGCTTGCATGGCTTTCCAGTGAAATATCTACTCTCGCCATTCTCGATAGCTTGTTTTCTCGTTACCAGATCCATGCTTATTCCTATTTAATTAACCTACAAAAACAATACCAGTCACAAACAACAATTACTGTGACTGGTGTCGCATTACTTAAAACGACTACTCACTTTCTTTTTCTTATTCGCTTGCTGCCAACGCTTTCTAGCTCTAGGACTAACTAGGCAATAAAGACAATGCTGCACCTCGTGTTGAGTTAGACACAAATCAATAGCGCAATCCCTAACCAACACATAACGAGTAAGATTAAACTCCATCTCACCTTCTATATGCTCGAGAATGCCAGGATTAGCCTCAACCTTATCCAGTATCTTCTTATGCCTAGCAAACGCACTCATTCGCTCTTTGCACTTACCATGAAAGATGACCTTGTAAGAATTAACACACGAACTCTTCAAACCAGTCGCGTACATCAACTCTTTAGTGGTCGCCCCTTTCATCGCTGCAATATGCGCTATCTGCCAATCTTCAGCTTGCATGAAGCCTCCAAATTTGTATTAAATTGGTATTAGATTTGTATTGAATTTGTATTAAGATGTATG